AACTGCGTTACTAAATAATCATTGCACTGCTGAACTGTTCTTGCCATTGTTGTTGTGTTAAGTGTTCCAAATTTTGTCCATATACTCACGAATCAATTCCGTTTGCATACTTGTTAATGTTGATGTTTGTTTCATAAATGGTCTTGCAGGAATAGTCGATGCGTGATTGCGACCTGCTTGACCGCCTTCGTTGTGTATAGCTGCGTATGGTAAGTCTACTTGCAATCGTATGCGTTGGAATGTACGTTCAACTGCTGACCTTGCTACCTTGCGTCTAAGTGTACCTGTACCGACTAAGATAGGGTTGCTTCGGTTAGCCGATAGACTTATCCCTTTTGGCTTGTATTTGTATTCCTTTGTACCATCTATTCTACGATTGACTTCCTTCCACTTATATTCGTCAAGTCCACCTTTGGTAAACGATTCGGCAAAATGATTCTCGGCTTGTGCAGATAACTTAATAGGTAACTCACGCTTAGTTCTTTCTAAGTTTGCTTTTACTTGCTGTAAGTTGAATCGGTGCATTATCCCCATTATCCTAAGTCGGTGTCTTGTTGTTGTTGTTTTACCATCTCAATATGTTCATCATCGTAAACTAATACTCGTAGTTTTTCCATCAATGCCTTGTCCATAAATTCACTACCTTTCTTGATAGTTACGTTCTTAAACGATACTTCTTTAAAGTGTTCAAGGTCAGCTTCCCATTCAGGTTTGCGTTCAAGCATTCCTCTTTTAAACTCTGCCCACTTATCTGCTCTAAGCATTATCTCTTCGACAGGTCGGTTACGCACCTTCCAAAAGTCAAGACACGCTTGTATCATATCAATGGTCATATTGGCTTTGTAGCCTTTGTGTATTATTGTACTCATTTATTCTTCTTCAAAGTTAGGTAAAGGTAATCCAAAGTTATCTTGCCCAAGTTCCGCAGGTGCATCAAAGTAGGGATGATCTGCGGTGAATATTTCACCCGTCTTACCTACGTTGTTGATGAATATATCTTGCCCTTTCGCACTCATCTGCTCGACAACAGGACCAACAATATCTTCTGGTGATTCGGTTAGTGATTTACTCTCATCGTGTTGCAAGACTATACACTTGCAGTTGAAGTGGTTGGTAGGTGCAACGCTATCCCATATTGGGTCATCAACAGGTGCGGTCATTCCATCTAATGGTTGACATATATCACACGCATCACCAATGGCTGAATACTCAAGTATTGGTAACACATCTTTCTCTTGCTCTATTCGTTGCCACTTCGATGCGCTATCTGCTTGTGCTATTGCGGTGTTGTATTCGGTTCTTCCCCAATTATCATTCCAATTATCATACGTTTGTCTTGCGATATCGTTGAACTCACGAGATGTTCTTACGTTGCCGTTCTCATCCGTTAGTAAACTACTTATTTCCTTGACTTGTTGGTAAGTTTTAGCTGCACTAAACATATAAACATTAGTAACTAACTCTTGCAAGAATGTATCGGTAGCAATAGCTTCAAAGCCTACTCCAAAGCCTTCTAATACTGCTTTCTCTAAGTACTTAGTCAATGCTTGATAGTAATCTAAAGGCAAATCAAGTTCGGTAATACTACCGTCCTCAATGCCTTTGATTAACTTCTCTATTTGACTATTACTATATTCCATTAATGACGATGTTTAGAATACATTTGGTTTAACTTATTCTGAATCTTTGCAGGAAACGTAGGTGCATTCGGTGTCGGTACAACTATCTCTGCCAATGGTATGCCAGTCTTCTCGGTGAAGTATTTACCATCCATCTGTAACCCACCTTGCTTAATTTTTACGCTTAAGTCTGCGATAGTATTAGCGTTATCAACCTCTTCACTATCATTCATCATACACGCTACTGAACCTTCAGCTATGTTGAACCCTAAGGCTCGTAGGCGGTCGAATAGTTGCTTGTTTACTAATGGTAAGACAAACGATGCGTCTTTGGTTTGCTTATCTTTAAGTGCTTGTTGTGCAGGTGATTCTTCACCACTATTTCCTAACTTACCTGCGATTGACTTGATAGCATCAGCGTGACCAAGTATTATCTGCGATACTTTAGCCTCAAGTCTTGCCTCAAAGTTATCATAACCCTTATATCCACTTCCACCAAGTGATGTCTCGATGAACTCGATACTATCACCGATGTCATCCAATACCGCCCAACCTGATGAACCCATCTGCGCTAACGTATTGGCAAACTCTTGTCTCTCGGCTTCGTTAGTCTTGTTAGTCTTACCGACTCTAAATGGTTGCGAGAACAACTCAACGAAATCTCCGTTAAAGCCTAATAGGTTGCGCATAAATATTTCGTAGATAGATAACTCCCAAAACAATCCATATCCGCAACGTGATGCGCCTGTTTCGTTAGGTGTACCAACAAACACATACCAATTCTTAAACTCTTCCTCCTCTTGTATCTTACATCCATTCGTCATATAAGCAAACGAGCCGATAGTGATGCGGTCAGGTGATACGTTCTCACGCTTGATGGTGTTGATATATGGAAATTCACCATCAATGATATCATCCAAGTGAACAACTGAATAACCGAAGAACAAAGCGTCCATACAAATGGATAAGTAAGTAGTGAACCAAGTCTTGAGTTGAGTCTTGCCATTGACTGTATGACAAAGTAAGTCGGTTAGTTGTTGGTCTATCTCACCTGATGCGGTTCTAAACTCCCATTTGCGAAGTAGTGTTAAATCTTTTCTACGTTCAACACACGCTTTTATATATCCGTTTTCTCTTGTGTTGACATACATTTGTTGCATCTTCACACGGAATGGATAATAGGCTCTTTCTGCCTCGTTGATAGCTGCTGCTCTTGTTGTTACATCTTGACGGATACGAAGTAACTGAATAGGTACTATCGGTGTCTTAGCCGATTGAACTATCTTAGGTGTTGGTGATAGTACGTTCTTGATGTTGCTGATTATACCCATTAGTAGTTGTTGTTTTGTTTAACCAATCGTGAACCATATCGTATTCGTTGACCTGACTTCGGTTGTATCAATGGTAAGTCTGCGGTGATGTCAGTACCTTTACTGCAATTCTTCAACCAAGCAATCACATCATCATAACGCTTAACTCTTAGGTCTGGAATGTTTCGTGGTGCAATGCGTGAATGAAGATGGAATAATGTTACATCTATCATCATATTAACCATTTGTTGATTTCGGTTATCGGCTTTAATCCAAGCAGCATCCCCTGATACTAACGAACTACCTGTCCTTAAGTACGTTGTACCTGTACCCCAAAACTCAGTATGTTCATTTGGTTGAACTGATAGGTTAGCAACGACACAAGTGTATATTTTGTCGGCATACCATACTTCGTCACCTACTTGATAAGTTGCGTAATAATCCCATTCAGGATTTGGTAGACCAACATATAAGATGTCGTATTGTGCGCCAAGTAACTGCCATTTAGCAGGATTCCAAGCACCTGCAACCGTGATGGCTATTGTGTTTTTGTAAACATTGCCCAAGTATAACGTCTGCGAATGAAGTGCATAGGTTGATGTGGTGCTGAATGCAGGTGCGTCAAAATACACTCTATTCTTGCCGTAATATGTTAAGTTGTAGTCGTAGATTGATGTATCGGTAAATTCTGCCGATGTTAGATACTTCTGCCGTAAGTAGCTGACTACTTCTGCTTGTGCTGCGAGTTGCATCTGAGTTACTAAAGAATAATCAGCACCTATTATCTGAGATAGGTTATCTGATTGAATCAGTTTCTTGTAGTCTTGTAAGATTAGGTAACTCATTGGCAAAGTTTGATGCAAATATACGAAAAGTAACGCACTTAAAAAAGTATGGAGAATATGTATACGAAATAACACAATACTACTACCATCATAATCAATATGCCTATTATCTCTTCCTTTGGATTTTGTATGTTCATTAATAGCTGTTTTTACTATACACCTTGCCGATGGTAATGGCTTGACCAATGTCACCACGTTGATACTTGGTATACTCGTTAGCAAAAGCCGTGCATATAAAGTAATCATTGGCATCAGATGTGTGTCCAAACTTTTCAAACGATATACCTGTCGAAGAGTCTTTGGCTTTTTCTTTTTTCTTTTTTCCGTCTGAATCTTCTTTCAAATATAAATAATCGTTTAAGGTGTTTTCGCATTTATTGTCAATGTAAAGTTCAATTCCATCAAACCCATTTGCAAATATCGTGTTGATAAAATTTGCTCTCATCACTACCGATGGTGATTTGGTATCTATCCTTAATTGAGGTTTAAATACTGACAATTCATTGCGAATGATAGTATAGTCATTAGACCCTTTTTCAGTTCGAGTATCCTCGTGCTTACCTGCTGGGTCACCATAGATGAAACATCCTGACATATGCCCTTGATACTTACGTTTGATTTCATTACACACTCCCTTAGTAGTGTTATTCGGTGACTTGGTGCATATCTCAGCAATTTGATAACACTTTTTATTTATCATCTGCCAAACACAACAAGTCATATAAGGGTTGACATTGAAATCAAAGGTTAAATGAATAGGCAAATCAGGATTATAATTTAATTCTTTTACATTACCATTTATTGTAAATTCTTTATAAAATTCGCCACCTGCTTGAGTTGGTTTAGGGTCTTGTTGGTACAAACTTTGAAAAGTCCTTAACGATTGAGACCTAACCATATTGAGTTTTTTAAGGTCGTGCTTATTTGACCATAATGGTTCGCCAATCTCTCTTGGGTCTTCAAGGTTATCGTTGTTTATTTTTATAGCAGGTAGAACTAATATCGTCCATTGTTCGCCAGAGCCATCTTCCATTTTTTTCAATAACATACCACTTAAATCATTGACATCCCATCTCGTTTGCGTTATCAATATTCTTGTGTCATTATGAATACGAGTATACAATACATCGTTATACCAATTCCAATTCCTAAACTGATAAGTGCCTGACATTGCTTCTATGCTATCTTTAACAGGGTCGTCAATAATGGCATAATCAGCAGGTGTTCCTGTAAGTGAACCACCTACACCAACCGTCTTAAGAAATCCACCATATCCAACCGTCTCAAACTTTTCACTATTTCTCAACCACGATTTAGATGCAGTAACAATATTGGTGCTATTTAGAAAGGTATCAGGGAATACATCCTTATATAACTCACTATCAATTATTCTTTGGCAGTCACGATTAAAAGTGCAAGACAAATCAGAACTATATGAAGCTAATACTATCTTTGATTTAGGGTTCTTGCCTAATATGTAAGCAGGTAAATTGCGACTAACTAATTCAGACTTTCCGTGTTGAGGTGGCATAAAAACCATCAATCGATTTATCTCACCTCTTATAAATTTATCAAGATATTCGCAAAGTAAATTATGATGCCAATTAGCCTCATAGTCAGGTTTAACATATTTAACAAAATCAATATAGTTCCTTTTAGCTAACTCCGCTTTTGCGTTGTAGTTCAGCAATAAGTCTAAGTTCATCATCTGTAAATTTGGTTAAATCAATTTTAGAAGTTATTTTCTCACCTTGAGTGGTTATATCTTGTTTATCTGTTAACCCTAAATCACGAGCAATAATACTGGCATTAAATGCCCCAACAGAAGCACCTTCAAACTTTTGAACATCACATTCAGTCTCGATTTTATTATAGACCTCAAAAAATTCATTATAACTTTCGTTATGTCCATAGTTAAAAAGACCTTGATAACTAATACCGCAAAAGACCGAAAAACCTTTAAGAGTATATGGTCTTTGTAAAGGTATTGAAATTAATTGACCTGTAAATTCACCTGATTTAATAGCTTCGTGTTTTATCCACGGATTGCCATTAACTTCTTTCTTATATTCTAAAAATGAAGTTAATAACTCATCAGGTGTTTTAAATATCTTATCTCTCCCAGTTGCACATCCAAGTGCATATTGATTTCCTTTAGGTGCTGCCATAGTAATGCAAAGTTACAACACAAATATGGATATATTAAGATTATAGATACACTACAAGAAATGTAATGTAATACCATAAGTAATAAACAATTGCGCTTTTTCTCCGTTAGTAGGAAAGTGTTAAAACCACTAACATCATCGAATTACTACACCATCAATACGCTGACACACTTAGTCTTCGCTTGGTTGTGTTGATGTGTAGGCGCATTTGTTTATCTCTACTCAACTCGCATTACATCCCGAACCGCTCGAACATATCCTGTGTCATCCTTGCTTGTGTAGTACTCACCACCATTGGCGAAGAACTTACTCCAAACGTAGTTGTTGTTGATTTCATTAGAACTCCAATAATATTCATCGGTAAAACCATTAACATTTCCTCTATTAAAACGCATAATATTTAACTCTAATATTGTGGGAATCCTCCATCCATCACCCAAATCTTCACATACTTTCTTTGCATCTTCCCAATTATGTTGACCTAAATCTTTAGGATACACTTCAAACTTTAGATGTTGTTCTAATATGATTGGCTTTGATTGTTTTTTAATAGGAGTTAAGTTGTACTCTACCCCATCAATTGTTACTGTTTTCATTTGTTATTGTTTTTAACTGTTCCATAATCTCATCAGCCTTATCTCCCCAAAACATCTCACACTTACCATCTTTAATTGGAGATTCCGTGAAGTACCATTGATTTGTTGCATCCGAAGGTGATGTATACCGCTTACATTGTTCCTTCATTGGGCAGTTGTTGCCCTTGCAGAGTGTGTCCATTAGCCGTATGTTTCATTAAAGTATTGTTCTGCGTTCACTAATTGAATATCTCCTTGGTCATAACTTTCAATTATCTGCTCCTTCTCCATTTCTTTGGCTTGTTCAACTATTTCTTTTGGTATAAAGTTTGGTGCAATACAAGATTGAACTACATTTACTAACCATTCTACTGCTGTTTGTTTACTCATAGTTATTTCTTTTTAAATTGTTCAAACCATTCTGATAATGTTGATTTACCACCTTGAAATAAAAATGCAGTATGTTCAACAAGTATGTGATAGACTTCTTCCTCACTATACCTTCTTCCTTGTTGCCATTCATTAATAGTTGAAATAAAGCAATCCTCATCCATTGTTTGAACTACATCATCTGCATCAGCATAGCAATTACTTCTGTTTTTAAATAATTGTCTTAATTTAGCTTCTTCAAGTGTTTCTTGTTTAGCTTCATCTATTGGACTACAATCACAATAGCTTGTATGACCACAATAACACTTAATATGATTAGGTTCTAACGCACCTTTCAATGACATATAGTTTTTTGCTCTTTGTTTAGCTTCTTCGTTACTCATCTTATTTATAATTTAAAGCAGTTATCATTCCACTAACCCAAATTGATGCACAAGCATAAAAACATCTTACGCCAATGCTCCAATGATTTGGGTTAAAATCCCACATACAAAATGACCATACTATGTAGAAAAATATCATTAATAAAATAAATGTTATAGCTGTTTTCTTACTCATAATGTGTTATATAATTTACTCTGTTACGTTTACGTTGTGTCCTTTATTACTCATATACTCCTTAATCTTTCGCTTGGCATATTCATCAAAGTCTTGCATCTTACTCGCTGGTATCGTATAACTCTTGCTCTTAGTTGATGGCTCGTTATACATCGGTTTGCGTCCTGCGTTACGTTCGTTGTGTATTGGTTTACTCATAGTATGTATGTTCTATTGTGCAAATATATGGAACTTAATTAATTATTGATACTTATTTAATAGGTTATCATAGAACTTAAAAAACTCTTCCATTGAATGAACAATCACATAGACACCACCTGATGCGGTGATACTTTCTTGATACTTCTTTTGCGCTTTCGATTGCTTGTCCTTCATCTTAATTTCAATCTTAACCGAGATACCAACCTTGTGTCCACCTATCACCACTCCGATAGTTGAATGGATGTCAGCAGTACCTCTTGTTCCTTGACCAGGAGTAAAGGTAACACCTTGTGTACGATTGCCTATTTGTTGTCCTGTTAAGCCATCTATTACCTTGTTAACCCTTGCCTGACCTTGATTACTTACCCTCTCCGCTTGGTGTCCTTCGTACTTTAAGTAGTCACATACACAAGCGGTTAGTCCGTTAGCCGTTGTATCGGTTCGTCCGTAATGGTCAAAGCTATCTTGTTGAGGTGTAATGCTTGGATACTTGGCTCTTGAGTATCGTTGTTTAGCTTGGATGATGCGCTGTTTTTCTTGTCTTGTCATTGGTGTTCAAGTGTTAGTCCAAGTATGGATATGAGTTTTATAAGGTTTTCGTTTCGTTGCGACATTGCGTTAAGTGTTGTTGGTATCGTAAATTCACCATTTCCGCTTCGAGGCGGTTCATCTTGTCGGTCTTGAGTAAGATTAAATCCTTGCGTTGTGACGAGGTCAAATGTTCTCGTGTGACGCAGGATAATCGTTTTGCTTGTTGACATAGTTTAAGGATGTTTGAACTCGATGTCTTGTATGATTGGATCTGCTGTAAATTCATTGTTATTTGTTTTGATTTCAAAGTATCGACCAATGTGGTCTTTATCAAATACTATCTTCTTGTTATAAAACATTGCATACTGGTCAACCCACATCTTTAACTTCTTTTGACTTAACCACTTCTTTAAATCAACATATTCTTCAATAATATCTTCAAAGAACTTTTTAGAATATATCCTTGTGTTAGTTGGCATATTTTCAGCATCCAAAGTGTATTCATAGAACTCGTTTGATGTCTTGCTTATGAACTTCCTAACTTCTAAATTCTTAAACTCTGATACAATCAATCCATTCTCAAAGTAGAATTGAACACATCCTATCATAAAGTTGTCAAACTTTGACCATTCTTCCTCCGACCATTCATCAAATAATAAGTGTTTGAACTCCTGCAATGGTGTATGATTTGCATTGAAGTGGCTACTAAATTCAACCTCAAATTTTCGCCTATCGAAAGAACCACCCGCACCACCGATTGTATAGTTGGTATTGATAAGAATCTTTGGTGATTTGTTTACAGGTAACTTGATTGCCAGTTGACCTTTTCGTTCAATGGTAATGCCTTCCGTGATAAGGCTAAATAAACTTTCAAAGTCAAAGTGTTTCTTGACATCATCAAATACCAAGACTTGAGTATCTGTTGAAATTGTTTGATATTTGAATTGGTCGTTAAAACTAAATATCTTTCCATCAAGGCTATTCAACTTTTTCATCTTGCTGATGGCATTGCTAAATAACCCCTTCCCACTACCTCCATTCGGTGTGTCGCTGATAGTCTCATCGTTGAGAATTATAGCCTTGTTATTTGCGCTTGTTTTGAAAGAATGAAGTAAGTACCCAATAACTGATTTGATGCTCTTAAATCGTTCCGTATCACTTCCTGCGACAAGGTGTATAAATCTTTCATAAACACATCCACTACTATCGGCTTTCTTGTATTCACGCTGAATGATTTGATTCTTCCAAACATATCCACCTGAATCAATGTAATCAATCTCTTCAACATTAGTCTTAGATACCCTTACCACTTTATTCAAATAGTACAAATATGCTTCCTCTTGGGTATCTTCAAGCAAGGTGACATCTTTTGTGTTCAAGAATGATAAGTAATCATAAGTGAAAAACTTGGTATTTCCTGCCATAAAATCAAAAGGTTTCATACCAATGTTATCGGCATTCTCAAGATGATGCAACACAAAGTCTTTAATCTTGTCTTTATTAGTTTCTTCGATAAGATTCTCAAAGATATTGATGAATATAAACCCAGCGTTTGAAGGATAGTATTTGTAAAAGTTATGCTCTTGAAGGAATCCTTTAAACTTGTGATGTTGAACCACGACATTACCCTTTTGTGTATATTCCCAAAAGTCAGTCACGCTGATGTTATCCTTAACCGATTCCACCGCCATATCAAATTCATCATCGTTCAATTCAGGAAATGCCTTACGCACCATCTTGATGTCCTTACCTGAACGTATCAACTCTTCTACTCGTTTCTTGGTATGGATGTCTTCAAAGAACTTGGTATGGTGTTGAGATGTTTTCTTGTAGGCACTTTTGACAGTTGTGTCAATCTCACGTTGTGTAAAGTCCTTTTGTTTGTATTGTTCACAAACCCTCATCGCCTCGTTTAAACTAATGCCATAATCATTTAACGCTGATGCTAATTTAAATAGATTCGCATTGCGTTCACCTGATGACATTGAGAACTTATTGAACCACTTTAGCAACCTACTTATAATCTCATTATCCGATTTGATTGGTATTCTTATCTCTTCGGTTACTTCATAAATATCAACTTCTTTTAATTCAGTCCATTCCAAACTATCATCATTGACATATAAGTCAGCATCATAAGATTCAAAACATATTCTACAAATGTCACTACAATGGATGTCAAAGTAAGGCGAATTGAACTTATCCTTCAATGAATCAAAGTATCGTTTATGATTAGGAATATCCTTTGGTATTTTAACCAAGACCTTTAACCCATTCCTTCTTGGAGAAAGGAAACAAGCAAAGGTATAAGGGTCTGATATAAACGATTCACGATACTGGTTCATTTGTTCAGGTGTATCGAAGTTATCAAAGTCCAAACATATAAGTCCTGAATGTTCAATTATGCTTACTGCATTACGTTGGGTAAAAGTACCACTAAATAATATTGCAGGTAATGTGTTCTTAAGTTGCTTTTGTTTAGCCTCATCGGTGGTGCTTTCAATCTCATCAATGATATGTTTAGACTTACCTATCTTGATACGATTAAAAATGTCATGAACATCTCTATGGTATGCTGCTGATACTTCGTTGAAGTTTTTGAATATGCTTATTTTCATAATACTTTGTAAATTAATAGTAAAAAAAAGTCCTTTATCTACTCATCGGAGTACCATTCCGACTTTCAATAAAGGACTAATATAATTGTTATCATTGGTAATGGTACTACCTAAACATAAATTCAAGTTAAATAAAAAGACAATACATAAGTATATCTAATTGATTACTTTTACTATTGGTGCAAATATAATAGTTAAAAGTACATTATAAGAGATAACTAATAGGTTACGAATGCCACTTGAGACACATTTTTTTAAACTATCCCACGTTTATGCCACATTGCTGACGGATGTGTCACATAGTCGCCACATTGCCTTTCCTTTGTAACCTATACCTATCGTAGCTTTCAGCGATTTTGTGCCACATCCAAGTTTTTTTTGATACGCCCAGAAAAAAACTTTTCATTTTCAAACCTTTATTTATTCAGGGAAGAAGTAAGGAAATCGTCAATGTGGCACGGAATACGCTAAAATGGTAACAAATCTCCCATTGGGTCAGTCGGTTGTACCACTTCCGCTTGAACTGTCTCAATGTGCTGACCACTACCTTTAGCCTCTATCCTCCAAGCCTCAAGCGAATTGAAATACGATGTCTTACCATCCTTTTCCCAAGATTTCCCACGAATATTGAAGTGGATGGTAACTTGTTGCCCAGTTTGGAATTTATCCAACAAAGGACATTTGTCTTGGGTCAATTGGAATTGAAGATACTGCGGATACTCGCTTTCCGTTTGCAGGATAAACTCACGCTTTGTGAACTTGTCGGATACTTGTACCGAATCTCGTTTGATTAATAGCCGACCATCGGCTGTGTACTTTTCTGTACTCATTTTGTATATGGTTGCTGAATCACAGCTTGTTTATGTGTTATGTTATGCTATGCGCTATAACGTAGCGTGTAGCGATGAGTTAGCTGCCATTTTCGACAGACATCCGTTCAACAACACAAGCCCCTTCACATCTATCACATTGCCATTCTTGAAATCCTGAAAATTCATCGCCATCAGCACCGCCTCCATATCCATCACATTGAGGACAAATTTCAACATTTGACAAAGCCGAAAGAGTTGTAAACTTCCGCTTGTATTGTTTTAATTCCGTTATTTCAGCTTGTAACATTTTTATTTTGTCATCAGCTTTTTGCCTTGCATCTCTATTTACCTTTGAGTTTAAGGCTTCTAACTTTATTGTATTTACAGCATCAATAAAGTCGTTAATTGTTGTTTTTGCTTTTTCGTATTCCATTGTTATTAAATTTAATTATTCATAAAAAACGGCAGCTAACAGCACCTACACGACAATAGCCACAACCGCACAAGTCAACGCTTCGGCTACTGCGTGTAGCTGCGGAACGTTATCCGCACTTGACTATCTCAAACCTACTGATGATACACGCATCCCCACTATACATCCTACGAGGCTCATACAACGATGTTTTCAAGTTTGGCGCATTATGTCTTAGCAAGGTAACAAATCTCTCGTAAAGAGCATCTTGTGTGTCTTTCATATTATTCACAACTTTAATCGAATTGATAATGGTTGTGTGGTCACGATACGAAAGGAATCTGCCTATCTCGGAAAGGTTATATCCATTCTCGTAAGCTATGAAACAAAACAAATGTCTTGCCGTTGCGATGTTCAAAGTTCCTCGACCACTATCTTGAATCTTTTTGATGGGAATGTTAAGTCCTGTTGCGATGTCTATAAGTATTCTATCCATTGTGCGAAGTTTTTAATCCTAATCCGTAATCGGCTAAAGTTGGATGTACCCATTGAAAGTCAATCATATTAGGTGCAAGTGGTGTGTTATCAATCAGCAATGCTTTCTCCTTTTTGGCTTTAATCTTCGCACCGAATCCTGACTTTACCTTGATGCCACGATATGCGATGTAGTGCCTAATTTGGTGTTCGGTTATGTTGTAATAATCTGCCCATTCAAGTGCGGTTTTCTCCATTGCGTGTTCCATTATGTATTCAAACACAATGGGTGTTTTTCGATACCCTGAATCCTTGCCTTTCAATCCATTTCGATAAAAGAACTGGTGCATTGTTCGATACGTTACGTTCGCAACTTTCGCCCACTCTTTGTAGGTGTACTTGGTTGGTGTTGCTTTGATTTGTTCAACTATTCCTATGTTCATTTTGTTTTGTGTTTTTTATCAATCATTTGAAATGCTTGTTTCCAAAATATAGATTTTGCTTGGTTTTCAAAAGCAGATTTAGTCAATTGATGTAGTTTTTTTAATTTATTAGAATCGCTTGTATTTCTAATTTCGGTTTCTAATTGCGAACCATTAAATGTAACTTCTTCTTTCATTTTATAATGTGTTGTTTTTAATGTGTTATTTAATATATGATAACTTGCGCTACAAAGCAATGAGGCACTGCTTGTAGCTGACAGTTATAACCAATGCTAACAAGCAGTAGTCATATAATCGACATTCTCGGACTTGCTAAACAAATCAATAACCACTTCTGTTGAAATTGGTATGATGTGATATGTTTCACTATTCCGTTTTTTAATGTATAATTTAGGTTTGTCAAGTTCTCCGCTTGTTACGCAAACCATTTGTTTTTTATTTACTTTTTTATCTAAAGCAAATCCGTGATAGCCTGTTTGTTTAAACTCGACATTACAACTCATATCGGTTCTTTCAAATCCTAAATCAATGTATTTTTGGTATTCCATATTGTTATTTTTTTAAGTTAATTAATTAAAACACTGGTTATAACAGCACATAAGCAAAAGCCCAAATCCCAACGCTATTTGTGCCTTCGCTTATCTGCAAAACGTAATCACTCCAAATATATCACCAACTTATCTTCATTGCTTTCTTCCTCATCAATCTCAAAGACTCCAAGCGGTACATTCTGCGATATGGCAATATGGAACAACCTATGGTCACGAGATGACTTTGGAACGCATACCCTATATGTCTTACCTTGATAATCAATCGTTGGTCTTGTTATGGTCAGCACACCACCACGATACGATGTAAGCACCTCAGTAGTATGCAAAAAGAACGGATGTTGAGATGCTACACGATAGCTATGTTGATTTGTGCTATACACTATCTTGATGCAGTTAGGAGGTGTCATAGTGTGAGTGTATTATAGTATTCTCTTGCCTTGATTATCTTGCCTTGTAGCTTCTCCATCAACACGGCATCATAGTCAAAGTTAAAGACCTTGATACGCTTTTCAATAGGTAACTCAAGTATGATGTCATTGTTCCGTTGGATCTGCTGACATTGTGCAATGTAATCTTCGTTCTCATAATTGCGCCCAAACTTCCACGCAAGACGTTCGCATTCAGCTATAACCATCTCCTTCGTGTTAGGCACAAGAGCATAGATTAACCGATACTTATGCACCCCTGTTAACTTCATATAACATTGCGCCTGAACTTCATACATCGTAGTTGGCTCTGCTTCAAAGAACGTACGCAATGACCACGAAGTCTTGATGTCTTCCACCGCATCCGTGAGGATAATATCAGGTGTACCAATGATGAACTCATCTTGTAACTTCTCACGATTCTTGGTTCTAAACGCACCGCCAAGCACATCTTGTACAAGTTGCATCGAATCTTGTTCCATTGCCAAGCCTTTGTCCATATATTCGTTGTTCACGAACTCACGATAGCCGTACTCATATTGTAACCACATAGCTTCGACTAATGTCTTACCGGTAGCTGACAAGTTTCCTGCGTCTTTATCGGCTTTTAGTTTCGGTTCAGTTAGTAATGCACCCACACCACTACATCTGAATAGTATTTGCTTATCCATTTAATAACGCCTCCTTCGTGTAGTATTGTGATGTCAATCCAAGTGTTTGAGCAACATCACGAACTGATGTTAAGTCGCTAAGATTTAAGCATTGTTCAATGAACTTCGATACCCTTTCTTTCTCTTTAGCATCGTTAATCTTGTCATAAGATAACAACTCGGTATCACCTGTAAACGCTATCACATCTTTGCGGTTTAAGTTTGCACCAAACAAGTCACCAAAGTGGTCACAAGCATCTTTGATAGCTATGGTCTTAGCGATTGGTAGTGCCATCATTACCGCACCTTTGCCCACGTTTGACATATCCATCTGCAATGAACCACTACCTGCTTTGGTTTGTAGTTCTTGCGCCCCAACTCCATCGTGGAACTCCATAGTGTTAGTAGCAGGATTCAAATAATGTACCCTAACTGTCACCTCAACCGCATTCATCAACATCCCAGTCTTCAACACTTCGATCGAATACTTTTTAAAGCATCTACGAAGCAGATATTCTACCTTATCAATCGGCAGGTAATTATAACCTTTGATGAATGGATGTTGCTTAACCCAAGCCTGTGGTGGCGGTGTAGCAAGTACCACATTGAGTTGCTCAAGTGGTATTGCTACATCTAATTGTTTGAATAGCGATGTTATAGTCGGCTTAGTTGCCTTGACTAAGTTGGTATTATTACTCATTGTTACCTCCTTCTCTTTCGCCTACATAATCACTACCTTCGTGGACATCATCTTCACGTTCACGTTGACGTTCAATTTCGGTCATTGATAACAAAGTTTGATAAGCCATTGACTTCGCTTTTACAATAACTTGTTCAGCTATCGTAAGAGCATCAATAAATTCATCTTTCGTTGATGGCTTGTAACCTTGTTCAAGATGCCATTCTAATGCAATAAGATGGCTTTCTTCAATTCTTTCTAATCCTGTTACATCAATAGATTGCTTTTCGTTCAGCCATAGTTGTTGTACTGAACCGCTTGGCGATTGTAAGAACATTGGGAATTTGTGTTGTGTTTTCATTGTGTATATAATTTTTGTAAAAGTAATTAATTTTTTAATACGAAATCATCGTTAACTAAATATTAGTAAATATCTTGGTTATCAGGATTACCCCATATCAGCAAAGCTAATAAAAGGATAAGGGCTATGACTAACATACATCAGTCGGTTGAGGTTCGTGATATTCCAAGTCACCTTTAACTCCTTGCTCATCATCTAATCGTACCCAGTCTTCAGATAATGCCACCTTTGATGCTGTCCATTGGCGATGTCCATTCTTCAACTTCCAATAAGCTACCAAGTCATCGTGTGTCTTCTCATCGGTAATGAGTCGGTTGATGATGAAGTCAATAACGCTGTCCATTTGTTCGGTTGTGATGCAGGAATCTATCCAAGCAGATACGATGTTGTAATGTGTTGATGGTATCATTTGTTTAATGGTTTAAAGGTGTAAATTAAGGCTCTTGCAATGCTATCCGTGTAGGTCATACTATCCGCCATATTCTTGTGAAATTCCTCCAAGTACATTTGCATCTCGTGAGGTTTCACTCCGTTATCTTCTGCGGTTAGTTCAGCAATAGCTTCGATTCGTGATATGTCTTTATTCTTAGCCATATCAATAACAAGTGGATGGTTGATGTGTAGATTAGTCATTGCACACCTCCTCTTCTACTATGCCGTCATTGAAGTGACCGAGATATGCAATACCATCTGATCTAATCTTGTTGTAAGCAAACATAAGGTCATAACCTTCTCCATAATCTTTGCATATCAATTCTATATTATTCCACATATTAGTACTTGCTTGTACAGGTGGATTAGTATCTATATCAATGAATTTAACAAACTCAATAGGCTTCTTTTTTTCTATCGGTGTTGCCTCTCCGATGATAGTTACTTTAGTCATTCTTGATTAGATGTTTAGTTAACAATTCTTTTTCGGTCTTGCGGATAACTTTCTTATCCTTTTCATTTGCCACTCGGACGAATACGCCCATTAGTGGTGTCTTGTACTTTGGCTTTGCGCCTGTCTTTTTTGCCATTATTTATGTTTTAGTTTTTAAAGATGTGAACTTGCTGCGATAATCCACATTCCGCAGTAGATGATGAATGTTACCATTATTACTTGAATGGCGATGATTGAGTAGATGAGTAGTTTTTTCATTGTATTAGTTTTTTTTGTATTCTTTTATTGTGATTAAATTTTTGCCATATTGAACTTGCTTTGAAGTGATTGTAAATCTTTCAGGGTTAGTTACTTTTTCTATTTGAGTAAATATTGTTTCAATTCCCTTTGAGATACAAAACATCATCTCATTTGCTTGTCTTACAGAATTGGTTGCATCGTGGTCACTTACTCTAACTTTAACTTGCTCATTTGTATTTGCATTTAATACATAGAAATAAGTTGAACATCCGTAATCAGTAAATGAAGAAGTGATGTTTGATTTTAATTCAATATTTAACATTGATGCTTGTGTTTCAATCATATTTGAAATTAAGTCTTTTGATTCTATTAGTTGCTGTGCGTTCATTGTGTTTGTTTTTAATTGATATGCAAATATAATATTATATTCTCCATACTACCAAATATATTTTAATCTTTTTTTAAAATTTTTCTGAAACCCAATGATACCAACGGAAGAAATTTTTTAAGAATGTGGAAATCAGTCGCAAATTGCAACCACAAACGTGCCAAATTGATGCCGACTTGCACCCGAAGGGAGATAAGATACACCCCAAAAGCAAGTCACCTCGTAGAAACGAGGTGGCTCTTAAAATACACATATGAAAACAATCTTTTACCTACTTATCAACTCACGCATCAACTTGCGTAATCGTTCGGCTTCGGCTTCTATCAACAATAACTTCTTCATTACCTTTGCTCGTTTCTCTTCGTTAGTCATCGGCACTTGGGTCAAATAATTCGCTATACATCTCATCTACGCACATATCAATAATCTTAAAACAACGAGTTAAGATTCGATTCTTCATTGCTCTACCTTCTGCGGTCATTGGATCAAGTTCTTGTACTGCCGATATTGCCCAGTAACTATTGGTGATGTATTCACTATTGGTAGTGAACTCAACGATTGCATCAGCAAATAATTCTTCTTCTTTTTCTTTTTCTTCCTTTGCCATCTTACAACACTTTGCCGTTATAAATTCTAAAGTTACGCAATGTATACTCCTTTTCATCGTGCAAATCAATGATGGCAAATCCGTGATTCCACTTGTTAATAGGTAACCATTTCGGAGTCAACCCACAAAGACATCCGATAGACCAAGTTGTAATAATCTTACGGAAAATATCAGGCTCAGTATGTTCACTTGTTGTGTGACAGTCACCTTTAACACACGAATGTTTTGCTTGAAGGAATAATCCCCTCGCAGCATTGACAGGATTAAATACACCCCTTCCAAATTCGTGTCCGTGAATGAAAGGTAATCCGTTCATAACTACCAATCGCTTGTCACGAATAATCTCTACATCGGGGATCCTGCGCTTAATAATTGCTTCAAGACTGAACTCCTCAACACCAACTAACTCGTGCGCTTTTTGATACAAGAATGAATCGTAGCGTTCCTCGTGGTTGCCAAACTTGAAATATATCTTGCACTTAAAAGTCTGACGGATGACTTCGATAAAGTCATTGAGCATATCCAACTCCTCGCTAAATCGTTTCTTACGAGGGTCTTTCATAAAGTAACTTAACTGATGAAAATCAAGCAAATCTCCATTGATAAAAACAAAGTCAGGTTTCTCTTTTTTTGCATAATCAAAACAAGCGGTAATGGCTTCATTGTTCTGATATGGAAGATGGACATCATTAATAATAAGTCCTTTCTTATGCCCTGTTAAGTGATACACTTCAAACGATTCCTCATCAGATGCAGGTAGCTTGTAAGGATTCATAGGTCTTGCACCTTCTACTTTATGAGTAACTTTAATATTGGTACTATTCTTACCTTCAATGGCACGAAGTACACTTCTTGCATCTTCAACATCTCTAAAGGTTAGATTGTTGGCATTGTACATAATACGAGCAAGTTTGGTGGTTGGCATTTCC